TAGAAAGCGAGGTATGTGAATATGGCTTGTGATATGAGTAAGCTGGCTAATTTCTCTACTGAGAAGCAGCAGTTGATCGCCCTTGGTGTTGATCATTATACTGGTGATCTTGGTAATTATGTTGCTGGGAATGTGGATACCAGTAATCGGAGCATGGATGATGAAATCCGTGACCGTTTTGAGAAAGAAATTCTGCATGGTGAGAAGTACAATTATCGTACTTATCGTAAGTATAAGAACGATATTTATGAAATTCTTGAAACCACTCTTGATCAGACTTTGCCGGAGGGCTGGAAAGAGAATGAATTCTTTGATCGTTTTGTTGAGACTATTCGTGTTGACTTAGGTGATAAGAATGAGTTCTACGCCGAGGACAATGGTTACTTTGTGGTATCTAAGTTTAGCGGTAATCATTGGGATACCAACCGTGAGCGCATGGATTTAGGGGCTGAGTTTAGTGTTGAGACTACTTGGTGGGACGTGCATTTTTACAATGAGTTTGAGCGGTTCATGAAGAACATTGACTCTTGGGCTAAGTTGCTGGATAAGGCTCGTAAGTCCTTCTTGCAAGCGTTCCAGAGTGCAGCGTATGTGGCATTTACCAATATGAGCGATCTTGTGCCTGATGGTTTTACTGGTCGTGGTGCGTTGTCCACCGATACTGAGCGTGATGAGCTTCTGACATTGCTGGATAAGGTGTCTGCTGCCAATAATGGTGTGAAGCCTATTATTGTTGGTACTGGTGCGGCTTTGCGTAAGTTGCAGAAGAATATTGATGAGAATTGGATTCCTGAGTCTGCCAAGGAGCAGCGTAATCGTAATGGCGTTATTTCCAGTTGGGAAGGTTACGATCTGATGCCTATTCCGCAGGTATTTAAACAGGGTACGTTTGACTTTGCTCTGTCCAGCACTCGCTTGATTTTGCTGGCAAATAATGCAAAGCCCATCAAGTTTGTGTTTGAGGGCGATTCCCGCCTGAAGGAAATTACCGATAGTCGTGAAAACATGGATATGACTCTTGAGGGTCAGATTCAGGTTAAGGCTGGTCTGGCTGTTATCTATGGCGGGATTGTTGGTGATTGGGAGTTGGCTTAATCTAATAATAAATAAAATTTGGGAGGCGTTTTAATGGCACAGGATATTGAGAATAAGGTGAAAACCGAAATTCCTGATGGGGCAGCTTCAAAGAAAGTTGCTCCTGCCACTTCTACCACTTTGAATGATGATACAAAGGTTTCTGTCAAGTCGCTTGTTCCTGCGGTATACTACACTTGTACAACGACTTTTGAGAGTTTTGCTTGGGTGGAAGTCGGTGATATTCAGGAGATGACTTACAAGCAACTTAGGATGATGAAAACTAAGCATCCAAGGTATTTTAATGATAAGTGGTTGCTGCCCATTGATAAAAATGTTGTTAAGAAATTAGGTCTTGATAAGGTTTATGCAAACAACATGAATCGTGGGGATATGCGGAAACTGTATGGGTCTGATGTGAAAGAGGTCGAGGAACTGCTTTCCGGGTTGAGCAATGATGCTAAGACTGGATTGACTCATAAGGTTGAGGATGCTGTTAAGAATGGTAAAATTGAGAACGTAAAAATCATTCGTTGCCTTGAAAAGCATTTAGGTGTTGAGTTAATGCAGTATGTGTAATGGGAGGTGAGCCATGAAAGGTACACCTTTTACAGTTCTTTACGAAAGTGTTCTATCAAAAATTAAAGACTATGACTTCTTGAATCTGGAAGAAACCGATATTTATGAGGTTCTTTCAGATTATTTGCGTCCAGCGATTGCATCTTTTAGGGGATGCAAACAAGATTTGAGTAAAAGGAACAAAAGGAAGTTTGAAGTCACGTTGACGGATACTGAAATTGAAATATTGGCTAATTACATGGTAATTGCTTATCTTGACAGTAACTATATTCGTGTTCCTCTTGCACTTAAACAGACACTTTCAAGTAAGGACTTCAATGCTTTTTCGCCAGCAAACCAATTAGAAAAAATGGTTGCTATGCGTGAAATGTATCGAAAAGATAACGAAACCTTATTGTCTCGTTATCGTTGGATTAAACAAGATATGTAAGGAGGTGATTGTCTGTGGGAGGTTATCAGAATTTTCTTCGTAGAATGAACGCTGGTGGTAATACTATGCGAAATGAGCAAATTGAAAACTCGTTGCACTTGGTACGACATACTTTCGCAGACGATCCTTCTTATATTCCAGATGGGGTACAAGTCTGGAATAGTGAACGAATTTTGCATCCAAGGATTTATCAGGAAACATATCGTTCAACTTCTCCTGAACAGGCACAAATTCAAACGATGATACATGAGCCTATTTATAAGGGTGATGTAATTCCTTGGCCTGAACATGGTTATTGGATGTGCCTTGAGGCTAACAATTTACATGGTATTCAGTTTGAGGGGACTTTACGATTCTGCAATCACTATATAAAATTCTACTCTCCGCTGAATCATGAGATTGTTGAATACCCTGTAAGCATCTTGAACTCTACACAGTATGGCAGCGGCGAAACTGAGCGTTATGATGATGAATTGAAAATGACGGTTGGTACAACGCAGATGCTTATGTACATTACATATGATAAGCATACTATTTTGATTGATAATGGTGTTAGGTTTTTGGTTGACCGTAATCAAGTCAATCCTACAGCATACGTTGTCAAACAGGCTGACACTGTATCATATTCAGATGCTAACGAGCATGGATTTATTGCGTTCACTTTGTATGAAGATCAGTTTAATCCGAAGGTTGACAACAAAGAATTGATGATTGCAGATTATGTTCCTGATCCTGTTGGAACAGGCGCAGAGTTAGAGACAAAGACCGATATGTGGATTTGAGGTGAAATGATATGGCTTTATGCAAAGAATTGACCGAGTACAGAAGCAAGATTATGAAATTGCTTTGCAGCGATCAGGAAATTGTAGACCTGATAACTGATACGCCTAATTCTGCAATTCCAGATCGGTCTTTGATGTACAAAAATATTTTTCCATATGCTTATACTCCTGATGTAACGAAAGATACAAATAACTACATTTGTTTTAGGATTTATATTCCAGAAGTGCAAAACAAGACATTTAAAACTGTAAATATTGTTTTCTATATTTTTTGTCATCAAGATAATATCCGCACCAGTAATGGGCTGCGGCCTGATTTAATTGGAGAAAGATTAGAGACATTGTTTAATGGTTCGATGGATTTGGGAGTTGGTCGAATGAAGTTGTATGGAATGGATGATATTAGTCCTGCTTCAACTTTTCATGGTATTGCTCTGGAATATACGGTGTCGGAGTTTAATCGTCCGACAATCAATGGTGATCTGAGGTCTGGTGCTAAGTAATGGTACAGAAACCTAATTTACTTCGTATCAGCGATTATGAGATAAATGATAAAATCGCAGTTCATGTACCAACCGTGAATGAGATTTTTGACTTTGGAGATCAGAAGTATTATAGCATTGTGCAAACATTGATAGCTACGCCATTTGATTTAATGGTGGAGTTAGATGATATAGGGATTGATTATGAATCAATTACTAATTATCAGTTATTTCTTTTGATGATGGAGTCTATTGCGGCAAATGAGGAAAATACAGAAATCCTATTTGGCAATTTGGATTTGAAAAATTTCAAAGCTGCCAAAAACACAAAAAATGGCGAACGTGTATTTTATGATCCTACGAATGATATTGTGATTGACCAAATGATTGCGCTGGAGATATGTAATGCAATTCGCAAAATACATTTTTGGGAAGCACCTCTTGGACAGGCTGGTAATAATGAGGCGAAAAGGTATCTGATTGAACGCAAACGACTAAAAAAACAACGACTTGCAAAGAAACCATATAAATCTTTTCTGGAGGGTATCATTATTTCTTTGGTGAATACTGAGGAATTTAAGTATAACTATGATACTGTGATGGATTTGAGTATATACAAACTAAATGCGAGTTGGCGACAAATTCAGAAGAAAAAGCATTGGGAACAAACAATGAACGGTGCTTATTTTGGTACGGTAGATTTGAACAAAATTGATCTCGAAAAATTAAGTTGGCTGTCACCAGATTAATGTCTGGTGCTTTTTTATTACAAAAATAAAGGAGGACGATAATATGTCTGTTAATGTGAATGACCTGTCTATTACAAGTCTTGAGACTATTATGGCTTTCGGTATCAACGGTGGTACTCATCGGTTTACTCTGGATGAATTGCAGAACGCTACTATTGCCAATAGTCAGGACAACACCGCTCTGACTGGTAAGGGTGGTCGCACCATTGGTCAGTTGAAGCGTAATAAGTCTGTTACTGTGTCTGGCACAAATGGTATGGTGTCTATGGGTCTGGTTGAGGTTGAGGTTGGTTCTGCTGGCGAACACAAGACCGCCACTCCTGTCAAGATTCCTGATTATCTTACTGTGAATAGCAACAAGGCTACTACTAATTTTAAGGCCGTGGGTACTGCTGGCAATGAGATTCAGGAAGTCATTGTTAAGAACGCTGATAGCACTATCAATAAGCGTCTGACTCAGGATGCTACTGCTGCTACTGGTAAGTTTGCTTACGATCCTGCTACTAAGGAACTGACTTTTGCTGATGGTGAGATTGCCGATGGTACGTCTATTGTTGTGTACTATACTCGCAATGTCGAGGGTGATGTTGTTTCCAACATCTCTGATAATTATTCCGAGACTGTTGAGATGTATGTAGATGCTCTGGCTGAAGATAAGTGTCACAATATTTATCATGTTCAGTTCTACATTCCTTATGCTGACTTTACTGGCTCTTTCGATCTTGCTATGGGCGATAGTCAGACTACTCACGGTTTCGAGGCTACCAGCTTGGCTTCCGCTTGTACTAATGGTGGCACTAAGTTCTGGGATATGACTGTGTTCGGTGAGCAGGAGGACGCTGCGTAATTTGATTTGTGAGGTGATTTGACATGGCGGCACGTGCTATTCCATGTAGGGTATGTGGCAAAATGTTCGTCCCTTGTAATAAACCAAGTGCTGTGATTGGTGCTTTTAATTATCATAGTCTTGCGTGTAGTCCTGAGTGCGGCGCAGAATACTTGCGCCGTGTTCAGGCCGCAAGGCAGGAGTTCGCTGTCGAGAAAGCCCCGGACGCAATAGTGTCTACGGATGAAGCAAAGGCAGAGGATGAGACTGTGAAAGAGACACCAAAGCGCACACGTGGCAAAAGACGTGAGGCAAACATTATTGAAGATGCCATGAATATTGACAAGCAAACTGTCGAGGATGTTTTAAAAACAGAAAATTAAAAATGTGGGAGGGTGAGTATAATCCCCTCCTTCATTTACTCTTATGGAGGAATGAGATGACTTTAAATTTGGTATCGGAAATTCCCCCATCTGTAAATCATTATTTGGCATATCGTGCAATTATACGAAATGGTAAGCCACTGGCTATGAGTTATAAAACGCCAGAAGCTACACGGTATCAAACAAGATTCGCAAGGTATGTTACTAAGCAAGTAAAAGAACAAGGATGGGATTTGATTCCGAATAAAACACAACATTTTTATGTGGATTGTGTATTTTATTTCCCACGTGTTGACATGGATTGCAACAATTATTTTAAGTGTATGCTTGATGCTATTACTGATAGTGGGAAAATTTGGGTTGATGATAATGTTGTTTGCGAACGTGTAAATGGCATTTATTATGATGCAGAAAATCCAAGAGTAGAAATACAAATTACGCCAGTTGACTACATAGGTATATTTGATAATATATCTCAATTAGAAAAATTTGAATCTAATTGCATCGGTTGTAGTAGATACAAACGAAATTGTAGTATTTTGCAAAAAGCGAAAGACGGAAAGATTCAAGCCGAAATTCAAGATTTCACTTGTTGCAAATATAAATCAAAATTGAAGGAGAATTGATATGAATAAAATTACAAAGAAGTCTGTTAATGCGCTGATGGACATTTATAAGAATCATAAGACTAATGTTGTACTTACACTTACTGATCCTGATAATAAGGATGCTGTTTTGATGGAGATTCCCATTAAAAATGAAATGAGCGTAGATGAGCAAGGTGCTTTTGTTGATCGTGTCGTAAATGCTTGTTTTGATTCAAATGGCGATTTTATTCCTCAAATTTTGGATGCTGTATTTATGATCACTTTACTCCAGATGACTACGAATGTACCCGTATTTGAAAAGTCTCTTACTCTTGATGATGGTAGCACCGAAGATGTTCTGGATATTGATAAGACGTATGAACTTTGTAAGGCAATCAATCTTGTTGCCAATGTCAAGGATAATTCGTATCAGCAGTTGATTCAGGGGCTTCGTCAGATGGTATGTGATAAGTTGGAATATCGGAAGCAGATGCAGTTTAGTCAAGAGCGGCAGATTTTGACTAAGGCCAGAGAGGAAATTGAAAACGGTGTTGCCATGTTGGTTGCTACTGGTCAGCAACTTATGGAAACAATTTCTCATGTTGGAACGGCTGCGGATATGACTGAGGCACTGAAGAATATGAACTATTCTGAGTTGGTGTCTACTGTGTTGAGTTCAACATAACAAAAAATACAATCATATATTGACTTCGCTTGTTTTTGATGATATAATAGCATCATGGAGGTGCTTATTATGTTTAAAAGAATTTTATCTGCGATATTTGTGGTTTTTGTATGTTTCTCGTTTGCTGGCTGTAGTGGAAATGATGAAGATAACATTGTTGGCACATGGGTAGTTTCGGAGTATAGTGATGGAGAAAATATTATAAGTACAGATGAGATTGGTGATATATACGGGGAAACAACCTATGAGTTTAACAAATATTCTTTGATATTCACTAAATCTGGAAATCTAAAAATAATTAAGCCAGATTTTCAGGGAGGAACGATTGAAACAAGTTGCTCTTATACAGTACAAGATGGATATGTTGAAGTTGTTGATCCAGATAATTCGATAAATTTTGAACTTGTAGAATATAATAACGGAAAAATATTTTTTGAGGTAACAACTGGATTAATTGTGACATTGACAAAAAAATAAATTTTATTAAGAGTAATCGTCTTTGGCGGTTGCTCTTTTCTTATGTGGAGGTGTTCTATGTCTTTAGATAAGATAGTTGCTGGCCTCGATCTCACAAAGATTAAAGCACCTTCAGGACTAACATATGCACAAGAACTTGTTCGGGCTGCAAACCTATTGCGAGATTGTATCCAGTCAAGAATAAATCGTGGTAGTATGGGTAGTTGTTTATCAGCTGCTGATATTGCTGATATTAAAGTTGATGGTATGAGATTATCTTGCACATTAAAAGTTCAAAATGCAATTCGCCCATCTATTTTTAATAAATGGAACCAGTCAAATGCAAATGTTTTTTGGCTGTTGAATGATGGTTATACAGTAAAAAAGCCAGTTTGGTTCAAGAATATACCGAATTTTGGCTATCGTGTAGCAGAGAGATTTGTAGAAGAAGGAATACAAGAGTTCAACTCAAAAAATGATCTTGGGATTGAAATAACGGTTATTCGTCCGCTTATGTATTACGGATAAGATAAAACAATAGCAATTAACAGCCCTCGTCAGAAATGGCGAGGGCTTATTTATATGGTATGGAGGTGAAATATATGGCTGCTGATGGTCAGATTGTACTTGGTCTAAATATATCAGAGACTACATCACAAATTAGTGCTGATTTAAGTACAATTTTGAATGGGCTTAGGACAAAACAACTTATTCTGAAAGCCGCAATAGAAAAGTCTCAGGTTGAAAAAGGCGTTGCATCTCTTGTTAAGGAAATTAATCAGGAAACGGCAAAAATCGGAATTGAAGTTGATCCTAAAAGCGTTTCTAAAGTAATTACTCAACAGCAGAAAATGGCCTCTATGCAAAAAGAACTTGTTCAACAGATGGAGAAGTATAAGCAAGCGGCTTCTGATGTTGGACTTACTTTAAAAGGTGCAACACAAAATTCTTTTAAGTCTGCTATTGATGCAAATGATTTTAAGGCTGCGAAAGAAAGTTTGCGTTCTGTCAAAAAGGAGATTGACGAATATAATACCGCAATTAAGAAGATGAATGAGGACACAAAACTTGATTTTGATATTCAGAATATTCAGAGCAAGTTTAGTGTGTTGAAAAATCAAACTGATTCTGTAAAAACACTTTTTAAGCAATTAGAACAGTCTCAGGAGAATTTCAATAATGCAACGAGCAATCCTCAAAAGTTGCAGTATTATAATGAACTCAAAGGAGTTATTGGACAGTTAGAAGTTGAGTATCAAGCATTAAAACAATCCGAAAGTGCATTAGCTATAGATTCTGGAATTAAAAAGCAAATGCAAGATATGGATACGTATGTGAAAAATCTTAAAGCTACGTATTCTACGATTGGTGATAGTGCTGGTGCTGAGAAATTGAAAAACGCCATTCAGGAACTTGATACTGTTTTGCAAAATGTAGATCGTAATGCTGTTGGCGGCAAGTTAGCTACTGAATGGGAAGCAGTTACAGAAAAAGTTAATGCCGCAAAACGTGCGGTTTCTGAATATCGGGCAGAACAGTCCGTGATTAGCAAAAAAGTTGATATTCTTGATTCGATTTCAGAAAAAGCAGGAACCATGAAATTGAACATTGATACTTCTGGTATTGCTGGTTCTGGAATTACTGAACTTTCAAAGAGGTTTGATGAATTAAGCAGCAGAGCAAAACAACTTAAATCTGAATTGCAAGACCTCGATCCTTCTAACGGTGAAGATGTTCAAAGGCTTACACAAGAAGTTAGAAAATTGCAAGATGAATTTAATAACTTGTCAAAAAGTTCTAATGTATTTAAGGATACAGCGTCAATTCAAAAGTTTACTGGCGATATTGAAAAAGCTCGGTCAAAAGTTTCCGATTATGCCGCTACATATAGCGCAATTAAATCAAGACCAGACCTTGTACGTGAATTAGAACAATTACAAGCTGCCGCTGCAAATATTTCTACTCCTGCTGAATTAAAGAAATTCAATTCTGAATTTGATACATTTAATTCAAAAGTTGTTCAAGCGGGAGTCCATTGCAAATCGTTTGGAGATCAGATTAAGCAAGCATTTCAGAATTTTTCTGCATTTTTTAGTGCAAGCCGTGTAATTTATCAAGTTATTGATTCTATCAAGCAGATGGTAACTAATGTAATTGCTCTTAATACAGCAATGGTTGAATTGAAAAAAGTTACCGATGGAGCAGAAAATCAATTTAATACTTTTCTCAAAAATGCTAAAAGCAATGCTGTTGAATTGGGAAGTACAGTTACAGATTTGGTCAATGCAACATCGGCATTTTCACGCCTTGGATATTCTTTAGATGAATCAGAAGAACTTGGGCGAGTGGCTACAATTTATGCTAATGTTGGTGATGATATTGATAATATTGATCAAGCAACTACAAGCCTGATTTCTACAATGAAAGGTTTTGGCCTTGAGGCTGGAGATGCTATTAATATTGTTGATAAGTTTAATGAAGTTGGTAATAAGTTTGCTATTTCATCAGGCGGTATAGGTGATGCGCTCCAGCGTTCGGCTGCTTCTTTTGCTGCCGCTAACAATACTATTGATGAATCAATCGCTCTGGTAGTTGCCGCTAATAATGTTATTCAAGACCCTGATACGGTTGGTACAATGTGGAAAACAGTTACTATGCGTATTCGTGGTGCAAAGACCGAACTGGAGGAAGCTGGACTTGAAACTGAATATATGGCTGAAAGTACAGCGTCTTTACGTGATGCTATTAAGGGATTGACAAATGTTGATGGGCTTGGCGGCTTTGACATTATGAAAGATGAAAAGACGTTCAAGAGTACATATGACATTATTCTTGGAATTGGTGAAGTTTGGGAGAAAATGTCTGACATTGATCAAGCCGCATTACTTGAGTTGGTCGCTGGTAAAAGACAGGGTAACGCTCTTGCTGCTACATTAACTAATTTGGAAGATTTAAAAGCAGCACTTGAGGCTTCTGAAAATTCTGCTGGCTCTGCTATGAAAGAACAAGAAGTATGGCTTGGTAGTTTAGAAGCTAAGATTAATCAGTTTAAAGCGTCTTTTGAGTCATTGTCAAGTACGATTATTAGTGATGATTTGGTTGGCGCAATTATTGATTTTGGAACTACGTTCGTTCATACCATTGATAATATTATCAATTCTCTTGGTGGAATGGGTAATTCCTTGTTGATTTTGCTTGATGTTATTGCTTTATTCAATTTCAATAAAACAGTTGGATTGGTGCAAAGCATTTGGAATAGCTTGCAAACAGGGTTTGGTATTATTCCTAAGATTACGTCTATGTTCGGTAATTTGAAGGCAGCTTGGGATTTAGGCAAAGAATCTGGTGGCGGTTTTATTACTACATTAAAGGGTGCAGCCAGCGCACTTACTGCTACTGGTTCTGCCGCTACAGTTGCTACCGCTGCAATTATGGCTGTTGTGGCTGTTATTGCTATTGCGGTTGTAGCATATAAAAACTGGAAACAAGCACAGGAGGAAGCACGAAAGGCAGTTATTGATGCTGGTAATGCTGCGTCTGAAAAAGCAACCAATATCGCAGAACTTGCAAATGCTTATTTAGATTTATGTGAGGCCGTGGATGCTGGAACCGCATCAGTTGAAGATGCGTCTGCCGCAAGAGATGCCCTTGTAAATGCTCTTGGTATGGAAGAAAGTAAACTTGATAGTTTGATTGCAAAATATGGAGATTACAAAACCGCCATACTTGAAGCAACTATGGAGGCATTACGTACTGAAACAAACGCTTCTGTTGCTGGTGCGAACGCTGCTAAAGATCAGGTTGTTGAGGATTTAAAAACTGGTTATTTTGGTGGGAATAGTAAATTCTTTAGTGCTATTGGCGAAGAAGCTGGTAAAGCTATGGACTACCTTAAAGAACTTGGATATGAAGGTATAGATAATACAGGCTCTAAAGGTGGAGGTACAATATTCCTGCCAAGTGTTGAATTAACTGGTGGAGATACGGCAAAAGCTACTTTTGATGACTTAATGGCTGATTATAAGTTCATCGAAAGTGCAATGAATGATGTTATTGAAGAATTTGGTGCCGATAATCCTGTTGCGGAAGAACTTGCGAATTTGTATAGTGAATATTCCGATGAGTTAAGTGGTGCTATTGAACAGATTGAAACAGCAAACAAGAACATTGCTTCTCAGTTAATGTTGGCTGAAAGAATTTCAAATGATCCAACTACGCAAGATGGGTTTGAAAAATTCAGAAAAAATATTATTTCAAATCTTGAAGGCGATTCACGTTTTGACGATAGCATTGGTTCTGCTGAAGAATATGTTGATGCTGTTTTGAGGGAAAATGAACAGTACGCAAAATATCTTGATGCTATGCAAAAGCAAGAACAAGTAGCACTTCAAGTTAAAACGAAACGGGACGAAATAAAAAAAGCATTTTTTAATTCTGATGCTGTACAAAATACAGATTGGATTTTAGCCGAGCAAAAATTAAAAGATTTTGCGGAATATGTTGATGGATTGTCAGATGAAAAAATCGAACTTGTTTATGATTTAGTTGTTAATGCAAATGTCGATTCATTAAGTGAGATTAAAAATGCAGTCGATGCCGCTGACTTAGAGAAGAAACTTTTAGGTGACAAACTAAAAGAATATGAAGAAATCTATAATCAATATAATAAGATTGTAAATGAATCAAAACTTCTTGGAGTTGATTTATCTCAAACGATATTTGGAAATATTGACACAAATAATCGACAAGTATTAGAGTGGACAGACGAAAATCTTGCAGCTTATAAAGATGCTATTGAATCTTGGGGGTCTACAGTAGATGAACTTCGTGGATCGTTTTCGACAGTATTTGGTGGTGCAGAGGAATTTGATGGTGTAGAGATTGCGTTTAGTCCTATTCTTCAGACAGATGATGGTGCTGTTTTATTAAGTCGAGATACCGTGTATGATTACATCAATGGATTGATTGATAAAGCAGGAGAGGGCTGGACAAATGAAGATTTGTTTAGGCTTGATACTGAAGGGCTTGACGTTGATGGTCAACACATTAAAGGGTTGCTTGCAGATATTGGTGAAACTGCAATTTGGACTTCTGAGGCCATGCACTTTACTGGTGATACTGGTGCTATTTCTGATATGTATGCCGAACTTGAAGCCGCTGCGGAAAAGTACGGAGTTTCGGTTGAAGCATTACTTACATATCTTGATGCACAACGTTTTACCACTAAGGCCAATGATATTCGTACTGCGTTGTCAGATTTGTTTGTTGCAGAAGATTTTGCTGATACCAGAAAGTCTATCATTGAAATGTCAAAAGCAGTTGATGGTATCACAGCGGACAACGTTGAGGAATTGGCACAAGAGAGTGCTGGCTTGAAAACCATTCTTGATCAGGATGGTATGAGTGCAAAATTCCTTGCAAATATTCTGCAAAATGTCGCAGAAGGCAAAGACGGATTTGCACTTATTACAGACAATGCTTTGTTGCTCAATCAGGCTCTTGAAGGAATGGAGCGTAGTTTTGATAAGGTTACTGAGGCAAAATCTCGTTATGACGCTGCAATGTCGGTTCCTGAAAAGGATGAGGATTTTAAATCTTATGCAGAAGCGTTTAAGGCTTTGAATGAACAGTTTGAGGCTGGAACTGTCAACAGTAACGCATTTTGGGCTGCGGCTGAGTTCTTGTTTGGCTCTGATCAGTTGAATGAATGGGGTTGGAGTGATGGCCTTGATGAAATTTATCAAGCCATGCAAAAAAATGTTGATATATTTGAAGATGCTGATTCTGCTGGTGCTGGGTTCTTAGAGAGACTGAATGAGATTGCAGAGAACGGGCAAGTGCTTGACGATGACGGCAATATTATTGCTGAAATTGAAAAGTTTGCCGATGGTTCTTATGAGTTTAATATTGACTCTACGTCTGTTGATATTCTTGCTGAAAAGTTAGGCATATCTGAAGATGCTGCTTTGGCCTGTCTGAAAGCACTGTCTATGTGGGGAGAGGTTGACTTTTATAATGTCGATGAAGTGTTGGACGCAATCGACCAAATTGGGTTATCCTCTGATTCACTTGAAGGAACTGCGATAAATATTTCTGCATTGACTGATCAACTTATTTCTTTGGGTTATACGGATAAAGAGATTCATGATTTGCTTACAACTTTACAGAGTGTCGAAGGCATTTCATTCTTGAGTGCATCTGCTGATGTTGATACATTGACAAATAGCTTAAAGAATTTGGGTCTTGCTTCGGGTGATGGGCTTGAGGTAAAAGTTAATACTGAGAGTCTATCTGTTCTCATGGAACAATTAGGTTTTACAAAGGATGATGCAGAAACTCTTATTGGAAAACTTGGCGAAGTAGATAGTATTACATTAACCAATGCACAAGGTCAAGCACAATCTCTGGATGAAGCATTAGATTTCCTTGATACGCTTGATTTCGCTCCAGCTTCGACAGGACTTGATGATTTAAAAACTGGAATTGAGGAAGTTGATGGTACAGGAACGGACAATGCTCAAGCATCATTAGATGCTCTTGGAACATCGGCTGATACAGCAAAGGGAAAAGTTTCAAGTTTACAAACATCAATTAATAATTTAACTGGCAAAACAGTGACAGTTAATGTAGATGTAAAGCGTAAAAGTGGAATTTTAAGTTGGCTTGGTTTTGCCAAAGGTACAAAGAACGCTCCAGATGGAGATGCTTTGGTTGGCGAGGAAGGCGAGGAACTTGTTAAGTCTGGTGATCGTGCTTATTTGGTTGGTACAAATGGCCCTGAAATTGCTCATTTAAATAAGGGTGACACAGTTTATACGGCTGAAGAAACCAAAAAGATTAAGCGTGGCGGTGGACTTATCACTGGCCTTATCCCCGCATACTCTGGTGGCTATAATGGCGGTGCATATGGTAGAGTAAATCCAAACAAAACATATAAGCCTGTGATAGACACTGGCAAAACTACAAAGACAACAACAAGTCAAGTTAAGGATGCTACAAAAGCCGCTGAAAATTTAGAAGAACAACTTAAAGATACTCTTGACGAATTAAAAAAGACAATGGATGGTGTCTTGAACTATTTCAATCATGAAATGTTCTTGATGGAAAAGAAAAACAAGATTGTTGTCCGTGTTGTCCCTGAATTAGACGATAAAAACTTCAATACTGGTATAAACAAAATTATGGATTTTGATGCTTATTCAAAGCAGCAGATGGATTATGCAAGTCAAGTGGTTGCTATTTATAAGCAAATGCAAGAAACCGTCCATAATCAGGCAGAAGAATATCGTAAGTTAGGGCTTGATGATACATCGTCTGAGATCATTGAATTACAGCAGAAATGGTGGGAGTATAGCGATAGTATTACTGATGCTGTTGTTAATGCCTATGACACTATTGTTGGCGAACTTGAGAACGCTGTAACATTAACCGATAACTGGTTGAGTAATGCTATTGATACCCATGATTACAGGGGCATTGTGCAGTATACTCAAGATACAGTTGAATATTATCAGCGTATGCAGGATGCCATTCATGAACAAGCAGAGTTCTATCGTTCAAAGGGATATTCTGATGCCTCTGATGAGGTTAGTAAACTTAGCGATTTATGGTGGGATTATGCTGAAAAGATTAAGGAAACTTCTGCAAACGCTTGGCAACAAGTCGTAGATAATGCAAACGAAGCAGTTGATCAGATTACGGGGCTGTATGATACACTCCATGCTGCGGCTGATGAGTTTGCTGAAAGCGGGTTCATTACCATTGATACCTTGCAAGAAATCCTTTCTTGGGGTGTACAGTATCTCCAGTATCTCAAAGATGAAAATGGTATGCTTGTTATCAATGAGGGAAGTATACGAAAAGTCATTGCTGCCCGTACAGAGCAAATGGCGATTGAACAAGCACTTGCTTATGTTGCTCAAATTCGTACTGCGGCAGAGGCCGGAAACATTGAGTCTTTGAATAACCTTGCTTTTGCTACTGAAACCGTTACTGGTGCTACATGGGATTTAGTGTATGCTCAGATTCAGGCCATGCAAATGGCTGGACAAATCTCTGCGGCACAGGCTAATGCTTACATTGAGAATATCAATCGCATGAGGGCATTGGCTGATAGTGCAAAATCTGGAATTGGTCAAGTGAGTGGTGCAATTAAAGAGGCCAATGAAGCTGCAAAGAAAACACTTGAGGATCAAGAAGATGCACTGAATGACTTGCTTAAATATGTCGAGGAAATGATTAAGCAGGAGGTCAAAAATCAAGTAGAAGCATTAGAGGATCAAGTTGACGCAATGAAAGAAATTGTTTCGTTGCAGAAAAAGTCGCTTGATCTGGAGAAAGAAAAAGATGGGTATACTAAAGCGGTTACTGATAAGGAAGAGGCTATTGCCGATTTGCGTAAGCAAATTGCCGCTTTGGATTTGGATGATAGTCGTGAGGCGGCGGCTAAGAAAGCCAAGTTGCAGGAGGAATTGTCTGAAAAGATAAATGATCTTGCTGATTATCAGTCAGATCATGCTTATGATGCCGCCAGCGATATGCTTGATGATATGGCTGATGCTTATGAGAAGGAAAAGCAAAAAGAAATTGACATTCTTGAAAATAGCATTTCTTCTGAGGAAAAAGTATATCGTCTTGCTATTGACCGCATTAATAATCATTGGGACACGCTTTATCAGGATTTGATTAACTGGAACTATGAATATGGTTCAGTTACCAATGACGAAATCACAAAGGCGTGGGAGGGCGCAAGTGCAGCAGTAAATCAATATGGTAGTTACCTTAATGCCATACTTGAGATACAAAAGCAGATTGCGGCCTATGAAGCCAGTATGGGTTCATCTTCTAATGGTGGTGCAAATTATATTGTTGGTGGTAGTGGAGAGTATGATACCTCTGGCGGTAAGTACAATCCCGGTACAATTATCAGTCGAATGAAGGAAAACTCGTCTAAGTGGCATGGGCTTAAAGCCGCTAATGATCAAGCTGGGTTAGATGCTCTTGAGCGTGACCAGCAGAACTTGGCACAGCAGTTACGTCAAGCACTTCCCGGTATGAAGATTGAGCGTAAGCCGAATGGCACATGGTATATCAATGGCGAAGAATTATATAAGTCTAAATATGCCGTGTATCATAAAGGTGGTGTTGTGGGTGACGATCCAACTTTAAAAGGTAATGAAGTCATTGCTAAGTTGGAGAAGGGTGAAACGATCTTAACAGAAGATAACACAAATCGACTGTATCAGGTCTTGAACCGTGACGATACAATGCTATCTAAGTTTGGCAAATTGCTTGTTGCATTAGGAGAAACAGACCTTATGACTCCACGGATGCAAGAACAAATCAAGCATGATAGTCAACAGGCTCAGAACATCATTCAAACTGGCGGTGATACTATTGAAGTGACCGCTCCAATTCAGGTGTATACTGTTCAGAAACTTGATGAGGCTGAAATTCGTCAACTGACAAGGGATATTTCTCAACATACGATTACTGCATTAAATGACTCTTTTATTAAACGTGGTAAGACAAGAACCAGTAATCCGCTGAAACCATAAAGGGGAGGCTCAATGCCTCCCTTTCATATATCATGAAAGGAGGTCTGACATTTGGTTATTGATTTTTCAAAAATTGATTTCACAAAACGTCCTAAGTTTATCTTGAGGAATTTGGATGATTCTGCGATAGGCTATTTAAGTAATGTTCTAAAACCAAAAGGAACGTTCTGTTACAATGAAATTTCGGAGATTTCTTTTGAATATCCATCACAGATTAACGGCGAAAAATTGGACGAATATGACCTCTTGACAGGAATGAGAGTAATTGACGTTCAGGGCTACGGTCAGTTTATTCTTAGAAATCCAGAAGAAACAGATGATGGAGTTGTTAAGATAAAATCATGTAAAGCATATTCTCTTGAACATGAACTGACTAATAAGAATATTACGTTGGAGGAAGGAACTTATTGCTTTTGGAACCCATTTGCAGTTGAAAGTTCAATACTTGGCATTATTATGTCAGAAGTTCCGTCATGGACTATTGGAACAGTATCTAATGATTTAATTGGGAAATATCGTACATTCAGCGTAAGTACAAAGAATATTTACGATTGGATTAAATCTGATTTGCAAGAAGCATATGGATGTATTTTTGATTTTGATACATATAATCGAAAAATAAATGTGCGTAGTATTAACGAGATTGTTAATACAAAGCCTGTATATCTATCTACAAAAAATCTTATTAAAGAGATCGAGATAGAGGAAAACACAGATGAACTTGTAACTGCACTTGATGTTTATGGTGCGGATGGTGTTACAATTCGTAGTGCTAATCCAATGGGATTAAATCGCATTTTTAATCTTGATGCTTATATGAATATTAAATACTTTTCTGATGAAATAATTGAAAAGTGGAGTCGATGGAAGAATACATTCGAGAGTTATCAGCAGCCTTATTATCAGTTGATAATTGCTCAGAATATGCAAATAAGCAGATATACAACAGAAGAAAGTGTTTTAGCAGAATTGAATGGGGAATTATTGGCTTTGGAAACGAGGCAATCCACTATTCATCAAGCAATAGCGGTAGATCAAGCATTGCAATCAGAACTTAATTCGATAAATAGTCAAATATCTTCAAAGAAAATTCAGATTACAACGCAAGAGAATTTGCTTAAAAGCATCCAGTCACAGATTGATAGTTATACATCACAACTGAAAAGCATTAACAAGAGAACTGCGTTTGATTCATTTTTTACATCTGATGAATTGAAAATTTTAGATAGGTATTTCAGATGCGGTTCATTAACTGATAGCACTTTTGTTGCAACTTCAACAGACGCATATGCTGTTGATACTAAGACTATTAGCGGAATATCTGCTATATTCAATTTGGAAAACCTTACTTCTATGACACAAGCACCATATGGTAATGATATGACATTTTATATTATTCGTGGTGGGTCGATTGGCGCAAGTACATCAAATGCAGTATTAAACGCACAGATCGTTAATGGAACATTACAAGTTAATTCTGACAGATCATTTGTGTTCTCATTGTATTTGAATAAGGGGACGTTTAATGGAGTAGAGTTCCCAAGTGGTAGTCTTGCTATGACAGGTACATTAAGTACAAGTGTTTCAAGTTCTGCATCTTCTTTGCAATTCAAGACTTCATCTGCAACTTTATATTTAACACAAGATGTTACAGAGTATCAGAAAATGTCTATTGAATGGGAGTTGTTTGAATATGGATTTGAGACTTTGGAAAAGTTATCATCTCCTGACTATTTTTTCTCTACATCCGTTGTCAATTTCCTTGCATTAGAAGATTACATTGATTTTGCCAAAGAGTTGTCATTGGGCGAAAGAGTATATCTTCAAATGGAAAAAGGAGTTGTTACACCTATTGTAACAAGTATTGAAGTTGATTTTGATGATTTAACAGATTTTACGATTGATTTTGGAAATGCTTATAAATTGAATGACGCTTCGTTCAAGTTTGAGGATTTGTTGGATCAAAGTATCTCATCTGCAAGTTCGCTTGATTTTAATAAATACAACTACAGCAACTTTGTTACCAGTGGCGCAAAAACTCAAGTCAAGGACTTTATGACTTCTGCGATTGACACTATGAAAAATATGATTATGTCTGGTACAAATAACGAGTTGACGATTGATCAGACAGGATTGAGATGTAGGAAATACATTCAGGCCAGCGGTGACTATAGCCCGAAACAGTTATGGCTTGCTCATAATGCCATAATGTTTACAAATGACAACTGGAACTCTGCAACAATCGGTATTGGTGAGTTTGTTGACAAAAATCTTGGCAGTATATTTGGTATCGTTGCTCCTGCTATTGTAGGCACTATTCTTGCTGGTACGTCTTTGGTGATCGAAAGTGAGAAGCAGGATGGTGGTGTAGCTGTATTTAAAGTTGATGCTGAAGGTGCATCATTACACAATGCCTCTTTTAATCTTTATGGCAGCACTGGAGGTCGCATTGACCTTGGGGCTATTTATGGCATTGTAGGTGGAGCGAACAAAGACACATTGTTTTATTACGATAGTAAAGGACAGCCTTCAGGTGTTCGTACAGTGAACAATAGGAGCATTAAGAAAGTAACCGACATTTCATCTGGTGATTCTCCTAATGCGAATTTCTGGCTTGATATGGATGGTAATGCTTATTTAAAGGGTAAGTTAATTGCTACATCAGGCGAGATCGGTGGATTTACTATTGCGTCCAGTTATTTGTATTCTGGCAGCGGTAGCACACGTGTTGCTATTAATGGTGGTACAAGTTATTATTCAGCATACGCATTTTGGGCTGGTGCTGAAAATCCTGCCAATGCTCCATTTTGGGTTAAAAAGAATGGTGATATGAGAGCCAATAATGCTACTATTAGTGGCAAATTAGTGTCTCCATCTTTGTCGGGAACGCTTTCTGCTTCAACTGTTGTTGGCGATAGTCAGGCGTGGCTTGAAGGTGTTGGTATTAGAGTAGGTAGAAATTCGTATGCAACAAAGGGTTACAATTTCTATGTTGATCCAAATGGTAATGTGTGGATGCAAGGAAATCTTACTTTAGCAAATGGTGTAATCACATGGAACAATTTGAATAGTGGTGTACAAAGTAAATTTACTGAATTGGATAATGATATAACAAATATGAGTTGGAATATTGATCAACGTCTATATAATTTTAATCAACGTTTGGATGGTGTTGACCAAGACATTAACTGGCTCAGTCAAAATATGTGGACACAACAGGAAATTAAGAATATTGCAAGTACACAAATTACACAAGACCTTATTGCTTCACCACGTATATATGGCGCATACATTCAGGGCGGTACGGTTAATGGTGCAAACATATTGTTTGGTTCTTATGGCTCTATGTATGATGGATATGGTAGTGATGGTGTAAACATAACTGATCTTGTTATGATTAACTCATATAGAGGAATGAGAATTTCTGCAAGTGAAGGTTTAGGAATTGATGCTGGTGGTGGACTTTGGATTACTGCACGTGTTCATATTAAAGTCAATGGCAGTTGGGTTTGTATTAATGACGCTATTAATAAATAAAGGAGTGTTTGTATGAAGGAAATTACAAATAAAGATGATGTATGTCAGGCTATTGCTGCTGTTATGCGAACATTAGATACTGGTATTACTGTAACTGGAGTTCAGAACGCAGGAAATCTTTCAGGTAGCTTTATGATTCTGCAAGAGGTGTTGAATTATTTGGCAGAATGTAATATTGAACCAGCGAAGAAACCAGAAGTTCCAGATTCGGAAAAATAAAATTTTAGATTGCGAGGTGAGTAGATGGGTTTTATTGCAAAGAAGTTTTCTTACAATCGTGTTCCTTGTGAGGAATATGGACTTCGGATTTATGATATTGATGGCAATGACAATGAGGCTACTCCCTTTGCCAGCGCAGGAGAAATACAGACCGATGTAATTCCGTCCGTGGGACGGAATTTTTTATATGGTCGGACTTACGAAGAACCTCTTGAATTTAGGCTTGTGTTTGGCCTTGATCCGCTCATGTTGAAAATGGATGAACACCTTGATCGGTATGAGATGGATGCAATAGCTAACTGGCTAACGGGGCCGACACAGTATAAATGGCTTGAAATAGAACAACCCGATTTGGAAATTGTTAGGTATCATTGTGTGTTTAGTGAACTTGAGCCGATACAACTCTCTTGGCTTCCTTGGGCGTTTACGGCAAAGGTTACTTGTGATTCTCCATATGCATATATGTTCCCACGAAAATTTCATTATCCTTGTAATGGAACGACAAATATCAATTTAATTAGTCGCTCCACAATTAATCAACTGTATTATCCAAAGTTGGAAATTCAGCTAAATGGCAGCAATACAATTTCAATTATCAATAAGTCGTGTGATGATATTGAAATGAAATTTACAAATTTGCCACAAAGTTATTTTTTGAAAATTTCTATTGATAATGCTCTTGGAAAAATCAAATCTTCAGATAGTAGCTATTCAAATTTGTATAAGTATTTCAACTTTAACTGGTTGCCATTGAAAAAAGGGATGAACAAATTACAGGTAAAGGGAAATTGCATTTTAGATTTTGTTTGTGAATTTCCTGTGAATTATGGAGGGTGATATATGAGACATGATATTTATACATTACCAGAGGTAATGTTTGTGTCAGGCCAGTCACAAACCCTCCGCTGGAGGCTTTGGACAATAAAGAATGTTCCTTTCAATGCAGATGGTTGTATAGGTGACTTTTCTGTTGTGGACTATTCTGATAAGACTGGCGATCCATTAATAAATAAACCTCTAAAGTTCAGCATCGGTGATGATGAGACAGGCGCAAAGAATATTGCTTCTGTTGATCTACTTCCATCTGATACATTAGGGCTGGAGGGAAAGTACATTTATCAAATTACTATCAAAGATATAGATGGCGAAGCTGAAATCCCTAATCATGGGATTCTTTTAATTTCTCGCAATATCAATGAGAGTTTTTTGAGATAAAATTTATCTTTTAGGAAAGTGAGGGTGAACAGTATATGACTTCTACATATTTTCTGAACTGTATTATGGGTAATGTGTTTATGACTAAGTTAAGTCCTACATTGCCTAAGAAGGTGTATCTTGGCTTGAGTTCTACTGCGCCGCAAGTTGATGGCACTGGTGTTAGTGAACCGCTTGCATCTGCTGGTTATCAGCGTGTCGAGTTGACAAATTTGGGCGAACCTGTGAATGGTGTCGTTTCAAATGACGGCGAAATTCAATTTGATGAGAGTTCTGCGAGTTGGGGAACTATTACACACTTTGTTTTGTTTGATAGTCCCACTGATGGCAACTTGCTTATGTTCAATCAATTATCTCAATCTCGTAGCGTCGAAACTGCAACTATTGTTATGGTTAAGACAGGGAGTTTAAAACTGACACTGGCTAATCCAACGGTTACTCCTTAAATAACATGAAGAAAGTAGGTGAGAGAATTGGAACTGTATGACGTTTATTTGAAACAGCGGCTCACCGAAATTGATGTTATTATCACGCAGTTGGTTCAAAGAGATGCGTTTTCGATGTACGATTGGCTTAATATATTTGCTACTATGGATGATATTGAGATTAGAAAAGCGTTAAAGATTGAATCAGAAATGTTTATTGATGTTTCCATGCACGATATTCTTAAAATTGTTCATGAGCAAATTGTAAGTGAAATGTATTTAGGTACAGATGTTGATTTGTTAAAACAGATTATGGCAAGTGGTGAATCAGAAATAGTTTTGTCTGCTGATGAAATGGACATTCTTGAAAAAAGTTTCATTAGTGGTGATTCTGCTCTGGAGATTTATGCTTCTCCACTTGATTATTATGTCGCACTTTCACTCGGCAATGCAAAGTTCGACATGACGATGTTTGCAGAAGAATTAGATACATTGAAATATAGCATTGATAAGTTTGAAAATGAATTATATATATCTGCCGATGCTGAAATGGCAAGCAAGAAAATGATTGATGTAGATGAAATTGCAATGTTCTTGGATGTTGCACCAACTGACATTTTCTATTTGCTCCATATCAGTGGTGAAGCAATGACATATTTGTATGCAGATATGGTTGATGATCTTGTGCTGAAAAATGTTTTACATGATCCTGAGTTTGAAACATGGCTTGATATTGATACGGAACAAGATTTTTTGCTGAAGAAGTTTACTGGAATGGAAGATGTGCTTAATGTCTTTGCTAATATTGTAGAAACTATAATTCAATTTATTCAACCTATAACTGCCGATATGTATTTAGATTGTGAGGCAAGCGCAGGATTAAAGAGGTATCGGTTGTTATATGAAATGGACGATTTAACTCTGAGTGATTTTGACAATATGACTTTGGAAGAGGTCGATTATGTGATAATTGTAGAATAACATAAAGAACTCTATTTATAAAAGGTGGTGAAATAATGGTAAGAAAACAAGGTGGATTATTACACGCCAACTTTGCTGCAAATGAAAATGTCGTTGAACGTTGTTTGGCAGAAGTTAAAAAGGTTGAGCCGAGTTCACTTGCAGACAAGTTATATCACATCACCATTAAAGCAGCGGCTTATACAGAATTTTTTATGGATGGTTTTGAATACACGACAGATGGATTAGGTAATTTCTCAAGTATTGCGCTTGGTGGTACAAATACTGCGGAAATTCGCAATGTGAAATTCAAAAAGCCCGTAAATGACTGTATCATTTGCTTTATTTATTAAGGCGGTGGTGCAGCTATGTCTATGGCTTATGGTTTCTATTGGGGTGTATTCTATCCTGTTCACAGTCCTCCGTATGAGCCGCCCGGAGGCGGTGATGAGCCTGTTGTTGCTGGTAGCTGCTTTGCTCCAGTAGGACAGCCAGAGGACTATAAAGGATTCCTTTTTGATACCGCTGCGTTATGTTCAGATTATATTCTGTATGCTTAAAAAGGGAGGCGGTGACTGATTAATGAATTTTGTTTATGAGTTGTTGAGGGCTGGTACGACACAGGCCAATTCGGATTCTGGTGCAGAAGTCGCCCGAAAGATTAACGACAACTTTAAAAAGGTTCAGAATAAATTTGCGGATGTAGACAAATTAATCAAAGAGGGTGTCGCTGCTGACGTTCCTATTGGTGATGAAACTACGGCTGGTATAGTAAAATCCAGCAAATCCGAAAACAAAATTACTATTGGTGGAGATGGCACAATGGAAGTCAATTCGCTGAATGTAAACAAATTAGAGCAAGATGATGGTGATTACATTATTCTTGACGGTAACATTTAAAAATATTAGGAGGTAATTGATTATGGCTACTACTAAGACTATGAATGTCCAGTATAAACTTCGTGGCGATACTCTGGCAAATCTGGAGGCTAAGAATGCTGTTTATGGTGTGAACGAGCCTATCGTGGTGCTGGTTCCTGCCGATACTGATACTGGCACTAAGTCTGCTACTTTGCTGAAGCTGGGTGATGGTACTACTGCTTTTAACGATCTGCATTACATTACTGCTTTGGCTGGTGATGTGTCTGAGTGGGCAAAGGCTGCAACTAAGCCTGAATATAACGCAAATGAGATTAAGAACATTGATAGTTATATTGCGGGTAAGGTACAGGATACCGATACTCAATATAAGCTGGAGCAGGACGCTACTGATCCTCACATTCTGATTTTGTCTGCAAAGGCTTTGGATGATGCTGATTATACTGAGGTCGTGCGGATTACTACTGCCGATACTACTTACACCGCTGCTGATGGTGCTGTGACCGTTGATGCAGATGCTAAGACTATCGGTGTGAACGTGTCTGCTGACGCTGACAACGACTTGCAGAAGAAGGCCGATGGTCTGTATGTTAAGGATCACACTGTTGATGTGGTGAAGAAGGCAACTGCAAATGCTGGCTATATTGCTTCTTATCAGGTGACAGTGGATGGCACTGTGGTTGGTGCTGATATTAACATTCCGAAGGATTATCTGGTGAAGTCTGCCGATATTAAGGTGGTTGCCGCTGCTGATGATCCTTACACTGGTGCTGCTGCGGGTGACAAGTACATTGATTTTGTTGTAAACACTGTTGGCGGTGATGGCAATGAGTCTCACATTTATTTGTCCGTTCAGGATTTGGTTAATGAGTATACCGCTGGCGATGGTATTGAGATTTCTGCAACCAATGTCATTGCTATTAAGCTGGGTACGAATGCCAATGGCTTGAAGGTTGGTGC